CAAAAGACTGTCTCACGCTACATGACTACTGCCAAGATTTATAATTACAATCGCACCAAAATTGGCGTCGACGAGAACTTCTGGGGCAGGCCCGCTGCTCAACCGGACAATCTGTGGTATTGGCAGTACCATTTCGGCGAAGACTATGAAGACCCTGCTGGAACTACTAAGTGTAACTATAGAGTCAAAATTGTTTACTATGTAATGATGTTTTCAAGACTAACAGATATCTATACGTAAAGTTTATTAAAGTTCCATATCCCAATCTACTCGTTCATACTCTCTGACTTCAAATCTGTTTCCGGCTGCCAAGGAGTCAAGAAATCTTCCGTATCTTCGCTGTCCGTCGTGGTCGTCTTCGCCTTCTTCACTGGCAAATCTTCTAACGGCAAGTGGGGTAAAGTGCCACCATTCATCAATTCGTCTGATGACTGCATCAAAATCGATTGACTTCGCTTGAGGCCACCATTCGCCCGGGATAGTATTGGTGGTGACGTAAAGGGTTTCTGCGCTCCAATTGACATTCCCTCCTTTGATTTCCACAGTGCAGGCAGTCCTGTCCCCAAGCTGTTTGAACCGATTAATACTGAGCGTTGATCCATCAAATTCTTCGAGGACGACGTGGGCTTCTCCTTCGTAGCCTGCGAACCATTTGGTTTCACAATCTTTCTCGTAGAAGCCTCCTTTGGCTTTTTCTCCGAGATGACCCGCTCTGTGGGTTTTACCAAGCCCAGTGGGACCATAGTGAACAACCACCTTTGTCTTCCAGTTCCGTTTTCTTGCGGAAACGCTTCGATACTGTCGAAATCCGTTGTGGTATCGGATGTATTGACCGAAATATTGTTCTGCAACGTCAGCTTCTTTAGCACCAGCGTCGATTAGGCTCTTGATCTCTTCCAAATCAGTACGGGCTCCCTGTCGTGGTACATCACCAAATTCGAACGGTCCTTCCACCCTTGTATCCGCCTTAGTGCAGTAGTCCTTGTTCTCCTGCGAAGTTCCACGAGCTCTCTCGAGATGAACACCACGCATAGTAGCATCGCAAAGGGCGATCAACGACTTCTTGCATCCGGCCATAGTCTTCGGGTTCTGGAAATAGACGTATCCTTGAAGATGGGGGGTCCCTTGAGCACCGACTTCCTTCTGATAGACCAAGTAGCCAATCTTCTGAGCAGTTACCTTGTCCTCGTCCAAAATGATTAGAGTGGTAGGGTTGTTGAGTGTAAAGCACCAAGATCGAGTTCGAGTGTTCGCCATGAGTAGTAGAAAATAATGAATTTCAGGAGTTATAAGCTTGATGAGTTTGACAGCACGACGCGTCCTTAACTGTGAATACTAATGAAACGGAGTTAAAACTGTGAATACTAATGAAAACGAAAGTAGAACCCCTATGTTTAGGGGCTGGGGTTAGTAAATAGGCTACCGGCCGACAGGCTAAATAAATCAGCTAACAGCCCCCCGGGTTCAGCCTAGCCCACCGGCCCCGGGTTAGGCCTAATTGGTTAGGGTCTCTATTTTTAGCGGTTAGGGTAAAGTGTTATGACCGCGGAGCGGGGGTTAGCATATATCTGAAAGGGCTGCTTAGTTTAGCGGTAAGGGATTGGATTTTGTGAGCACTGGTCCCGGGTTCGATTAGGCATCTCTTCCAGATCTTTTTTTTTTTGAGTGAGAGAGTACAGTATTACCTCTCTCACTTCTGTGCACCTTCCTCTGTGCATTCCTCGAAATTTCTGCCGGAAATGGTCGCACCCCCCTCCGATAAATTCGAAGAATTTACATAATTTTATGGACCCTGCCCCCTTCAAATGCCCTACATGCGCCGCCGTTATAAACGAAGACGATATCGTCGCGTATCTCGAAGCCATCGATTCCGTCGCAACTACAGACGTCTCAGACGAAGAGTCGTCCGACGACGAAGAGGATCTTTCCGACTATCCTCGAAAAGGATGGGCTATATCCTTCCCGAAAAAATGATGCAGAAAATGGTCTATGTCTGCAATCGTACCGCTACCTTCAATTCTCTCCTCTCTTCTTACTTCGTCGGCAATAGCCCCTTCGAGCCCGACCCCGAGGCCTCTGGGGAACAAGTCTCTGGTTACCAATTATTTACTCAGTTCTATCGTAGTTGGATCTGTTTCGGCTCTAAGATCCGTTTTACGCTTCGGAATACTACTCTCTCAGCTACCGACACTATTTCTGCGAATTCTATGGGTTTCGTACTAAAACCTGACCGCGATTTCAGCTCTACTATCACCGATCTCAATCAATTGGCACAATCCCCCAATGCGCGCTACGTTTCTCTCGGGCCGCTCGCCGGCTCTCAAAGTCAAAAGACTGTCTCACGCTACATGACTACTGCCAAGATTTATAATTACAATCGCACCAAAATTGGCGTCGACGAGAACTTCTGGGGCAGGCCCGCTGCTCAACCGGACAATCTGTGGTATT